CCATCTTTTACCCAAAAGATCCCCAGGCCGTTGTAGACGTGACCAAGGCCTACGATGAAATGGTTAATGTTCGACCCATGAGCTTTAAGCCGGGATTAGTACCAGAGCGCTACAAGACGATGGATCCAGCGTACATGCAAGAGGCTGAACGCGTTAAAGAACAGATGCGACAAGCGCTTGAAGCCGAGGGCCTTGATCCACAGCTCGTCAACCTTAAAAACGAGCCAATGATCCTTACCTCAACCCGAGACACGGGTGAGCCTTACTACGCTGGCTATACGTATAGGATGGATGACTTCATCAAGGATAAGTTGTCAGGTGATCCGGAGGCCATGAAAGGTGTTCCTGAAAACATTCGTCGTGCGTTAGATCAAGGTGAACTTTTGTATGATGTGGGATTAAATAGAGGGCCCTTGGAGGATATTTTAGATCCAGAAAACATGGCCAAGTATCTCGCTACCTTAAGTCCCAAAGAGATTGATAAGATCCGGTTTGAGGATGCGGTCGTCGGATCTGCAAAGCTCAATCGAGAAAAGATTGATCGCAAGTTTGAAGGGTTGCGGCTTCAAGAGTTGGTGAAATCAGGTAAAGCACCGGATAAAGTTTTCTCTAAAGGCGTTAGTGAACCCTTGCTTCAGTTTGGCGAAGACCAGCGCTATCCAGGCTTTGCATGGAAGCGTCTTGAAGATATAAACGCAACCATACCCGAAGGAGCTTACGTGGGCCATTCGGTAGGGGGCTATGCTTTGGGTGGTGTAGGCTACGGCCAAGGTCATACCCAGGGATTTTTAGCGGGCAAACATCAGATCTACAGTTTGCGTGACAATCGCAATCGTCCTGTGACAACTGTTCAGGTTATTGATTATGGAGACGAAACCAATCCCTATCGAGTGGTTGAGCAGATCAAGGGCAATGGCGCAAAGACAGGTAACACAGCTCCCGTCGATTACGATGCGGAGGTTTATGAGCTTTTGACTCAGGTTGTTAAACCGGATGCGATTAAGGAAAGAGATCCGTACTTGACTCCCATGCTGATTCAATATAGAGATGCCCTTGAGGCAAATCGCCAAACACGTTAAGGCCTAGACATGCCCATCGACAAAGCCCTCTACGAAGCCCCGCAGACCTCGATCGAGATCGAGTCGGGTGATGCGCCTGATATTGAAATCGTCCTTGATGAGGATGGTGGCGCGACGATCGAGATCGGGGAAGACGAAGGCAACGATGTTGACTTCTACGCCAATCTGGCTGAAGTCTTAGACGATGACGTGTTATCGGCTATCGCCATTGATCTTTCTGCTTTCTTCGAGGCCGATAAATCGAGCCGCTCGGACTGGGAGCAGACCTATGCCAAGGGCCTTGAGCTCTTGGGCATGAGGTTTGAGGAGCGCACCAAGCCATTCAGAGGCGCGGCAGCGGCAACACACCCACTGCTCATGGAAGCGGTGGTCCAGTTCCAGGCACAAGCCACCAAGGAGCTTATGCCAGCCAACGGCCCCGTGCGCACGGAGATCCTGGGCAAAGAGACGTTAGACAAGTTCCAGCAGGCAGGACGCGTGCAGGACTTTATGAACTACCAGATCACGACCGTCATGAAGGAGTACACGCCTGAGTTTGATCAGGCGATGTTTTATCTGGGCTATGGCGGCTCGGTGTTCAAGAAGGTTTACTTCGATGCCCAGTTAGATCGGATGGTGTCGAAGCTTGTGCTGGCAGACGATGTGTTTATCCCGTACTACGGATCAAGCGTCATGAGCCAATGCCCACGGATCACGCATCGTATTGCGATGGATTCCAACGAATACCGCAAGCGCGTGGTCGCAGGCGAGTATTTGGATGTGGTGGTTGAAGGTGAGCTCTATCCATCAGACGCAAGTCAGATCCGTTATCAGGTGGATAAGCAAACAGGCGTGGTGGAAACCGGTGCGCCAGAAGAAATCTTCTTGCTTGAGTTCCAGGTGGACTACGATTTGCCGGGATTTGAGGATACGGATGAGAAAGGCGAGCCCACAGGCATCAAATTGCCCTATGTAATCACGATTGATGAGGCTTCCAAGCGCGTTATCGGGGTTAAACGCAACTGGAAAGAGGACGATGAGCGCAAAAACAGGCGCAATTACTTCGTTCACTACGTCTTAATCGAGGGCCTTGGGTCGTATGGCTTGGGTTTTGTGCATTTGGTGGGTGGTTTATCAAAAACTGCCACTGCTGCACTGCGTCAATTGCTCGATGCAGGCACCTTATCGAACCTTCCAGCAGGCTTCAAGGCCAAAGGCGCACGGATCGCGGACCAAGACAACCCGATTCAGCCTGGAGAATGGCGGGATATTGACGTAGGTGGCGCGGAATTGCAGCAAAACATGCTGCCTTTGCCCTACAAAGAGCCTTCGCAGACGCTTTTTGCCTTACTTGGGTTTTGTGTAGACGCCGGAAGACGTCTTGCCAGCATCGCCGACATGCAAGTGGGCGAGGGCAATCAGATGGCGCAGGTCGGAACGACGCTTGCACTGCTTGAACGCGGCACGCAGGTCATGTCGGCCATTCACAAGCGGCTGCACTACGCGTTAAAAGAGGAGTTTCAGCTCTTGGCTGAGGGATTTGGCATGTATTTGCCAGATGAGTACCCCTATGACGTGCCAGGAGCGTCGAGAAAGATCAAAAAAGCAGACTTCAACAACCTTGTTGCCGTTCAGCCGGTCTCAGATCCCAATATTTTCTCGTCAGCACAGCGTTTAACGCTTGCCCAGATGCAATTGCAGATGGCGCAGACCGCACCGCAGATGCATAATCTCTATGAGGCTTACTATCGCGTTTATACCGCGATGAATGTGCGCGATATTGACAGCATTTTGAAGCCGCAGCGCACACAAATGCCCAAGGACCCGGCAAGCGAGAACGGTGACGTGTTAGACGGCATGGAATTGAAGGCATTTGCAGGTCAGCAGCACGATGCGCACATTGCTTCGCACTTGATGATGGGGCTATCACCCATGTTGCAAGCGCAACCCATCGCTGCCATGACGCTGCAAAAGCACATCCTGGATCACGTGCGCTTGAAGGCTGAAGAGGCCACAGAAGCCGAGTTATTCATGGCCTATGGCAAAGATCCCGACCGTATGGTGTCCGAATTACAGCGTGAAGCGATGGTCGCGCTTAAAGTTGCTGCCTTCATGCAAGAAATTAGATCGCTACAGAATCAACTCATGGGCAATCAGGGCCAGGGCCCTGATCCGTTAGTCTTGCTTAAGGAAAAAGAGCTCCAGATCCGTGCGCAAGATGATCAGGTCCAGCAGCAGATTGACAGGCAGCGTCTGTTGGTTGAGCAGCAGCGCACGCAAGCTAATCAGCAGGCTAATCAGGCTCGCATTCAATCGCAAGAACGCATTGCCGCCGAGCGTGCTACGGTTGCGCGTGAGCGCGCGGCTATGATGGATCAAAATGCTCGTCGCGCACAGCAGGTGCAGGCGATTAACCAACGGAGGAATCGCAATGCCGCTTAAACAAGGCAAAAGCCGGAAGGTCATCTCGGGCAATATTGGCGAGATGATCAAGAAGTACAAGGAAACGGGGTCGATCGGCACCAGCAAGCCCAAGAACAGGGGCGCTGCCATCAAGCAGGCTGCTGCCATTGCCTACGCTACGGCAGGCAAGCCCAGGAAGTACAAAGCGGGCAGCACGCCTGCTGGTGTGCAGGGTCCGTTTATGACGGTCAAGAAAAAGGACGGCAATCGTCCTGTGAAAATTTACTAGGAGTATTAATCATGCCTATGACGTATCGCAAGCCCACCGCAAGCGAAAAAGCCAAGATGGAAAAAGCGCGTGAAATGACGCGTAAAGGCATCGAAGGCGAAAGTGACCTTTTGTCTAAGATCTCTACCACCGCAGCAAAGTCTGCTCGCGACGAGATTAAGGAAGGGCGCAAGATGATGGAAGAAGTGCCCGAGAAGGCCCGTGAATACGAGGCTTATCAAGAGGCAGGCTACAAAAAGGGCGGTCTTGTGACTAGCCGTGGCCAAGGCAAAGTGATGCGGACAAAGCAAACCCGCATTTGCTAATTCCAAGCCCTTCTGGTGGGGGCTAAACCACCTGCTTTTTCATGGGCTGTGACCATGCTTGATTTAATCGAACGCATACTGAGAGAAATTAGAACACTACGTGAAAGCACGGAAGGACTCGTGCTTAACGGATCGGTTCCAGATATGGAACGATATCGTTTTCTGATGGGTCGCTTAGAGGCACTCAAGCTTGTTGAGGTCACGGTCAAAGATCTTTTAAACGAGCGAGAGGAGAATCTCTGATGGCATTGACGGCACTTGAACAGAAGTGGCAAGAGCAAGAAGCCCAGCGCAAGCCCGCGTTGGACGATGCTTACGACAAGGAAGGTAACTTTGATCCGCAGTTGATCGAAGGCACGGTCCTTGATCGATTGCCCAAGCCTACGGGTTGGCGTGTCGCCCTG